TAATGACAGCAGAGTATCTCAAGCCAAAAAAATTCAACAGACAGAAGGACATACTCGCAGAGGTTTTGACATTGAAAAAGGCAGAGTTATTGTATTTTCTGACGCACATTTTTGGCCAGACATTACCACTACCGCATTTAAAGCCCTTTTAGAAACAATTAAAGAATATAAACCGACTGCCATTATTTGCAATGGGGATGCATTTGATGGTGCTGGTATTAGCCGTCATCCTAGAATGGACTTTGACAAGTTACCTAGCGTTAAAGAAGAATTAGAAGCCTGTCAACATTTTTTAGGGCAAATTGAAGAAGTAGCCAAGGGCGCTAAGATGTTTTGGCCATTAGGCAATCACGACATGAGGTTTACTTCAAATGTTGTAAATTTCTTACCTGCTTTTGAAGGTGTGCCTGGCACATCATTGAAAGAGTATTTTCCACGCTGGCAACCTTGTTGGTCAGTATGGCTAAATGAAGATGTCTGTATTAAACACCGTTGGAAAGGTGGCTGGACAGGCGGTAGAAACAACGCAGTTAACGCTGGCGTTTCTATGGTTACTGGCCATACTCATGTATTGTCTAGTATACCTTTTAATGATTACAACGGTACACGCTATGGCGTACAAACAGGTACTTTAGCTGACCCTAATGGGCCACAATTTGCCTACACAGAGGACACACCTAAAGATTGGAACTCAGGGTTTGTTATGTTGACATTTGAACGCAGCAAGCTACTGCAACCAGAAATGGTAAAAGTTTGGGGCGAAGATGAAGTAGAGTTTCGTGGCAAAATTCATGCAGTATAAAGGTATGATGGCATGAAATTGACACCAGCCATTATTCGCAATTTGTATTCTGCAATTTATTGCATGAAGCCTTTTGATAGATGGAATATGCCACTACCTGAACAAGTACACTTTATAGTGGATAAAGACCCACAAGTAATGGGCACCTACTTATATGATGATGGCGAAAAACATGAGCACACGATTACTATTTCTGCTGCGCGATGTGGCCATCTTGATACCGTGATTCGGGTTCTTTGTCATGAGTGCATACACATGAGTAGGCACAAGAGTTCAAAATGGACACACCATGATAAGGAGTTTCGTAATAGAGCGCACCGTATTTCGTCTGAGTTGGGTTTTGACCCTTTAGAATTGTAGCTTCAACCTTTAAGCGGTCTTCCGTAGTGAATGTCGTCATTCGCTAATTCCTTTTCCAAGTCTTTTATCTTGCAGTTCCAAGAGCCTCTCACAGGTAATTCCGTGTTTATCTTCAAAAGCGTTGATGCCCAATCTGTGAAGGCTATCATTTCCATTCCTATGGTGTTCTGGGCATAATGCAAGCACAGGGGATGCAGCCCGAACATTTCCATATCGCCTAACATGATGGAGTTCTGACGGTGTGCCTTCAAACCCATAGACTTCGGAGCATAAAATACATCCGAGTCCTGCAATCTTATTAAGGTGCTTCTTTTCATTCTTAGTCATCTAAAAAATTATCTGCTGTTAAAGGCTTTTTGTCTATGCCAAATGGTATTAAATCAGTTTGTGGCACCCAATAGCAAGCATCCCTACCTTCGCCTTTTGTGCCCCAATATTTTTGTTGTTTTGCGTCTTTGCCCCATATCCAGCCAACTATGCGATATTTGCCATTAATTCCTATCAACAAATAAAACTTTCTGTCATCAGGATCATTAGCTTTAATTTGTAAATGGCCTGTTTGATAAGGTGTACATCTACAATCTACATCACCTACATCAGGATGTGGATAACTGCGTTTATTCCAATAGACATTCATAGCTTTAGCAAGCGCACATTCAGATAGCGCGCCCTCTATGTGTCTTGACCATGCGCCTTCTTTTGTTTCGCCAGAATAAGATTTTTTATTCTTATGTATATCTTCAAGTTGACGCTGCAGGCCTACTTGTGCAGCTACTCTAATCTCATATACATCAAGCTCTGTAATCATTTGAGCCACTCATTTTTTAACTGTCTAATGCTTGCAATTTCTAATTTAATTGTTTCATCAGCAATATCGTGTGCAATTCTTGTAGCTCTTTCAAAATTATTTTTAAGTGTGGCGTTGTGGTATTTTTTAAGAAGTCTTTGAATTTTAAGGTAGTTTTCAGAGTAATCAAAATGTGTCATAAATAATTGTCCAAATCATATAAATATCAAAGATTAACATTCCTCCCAATAAAGGAATGTCATACCAATACCAACAAGAATCTAACCAGTAATAACTCATCTAGTCATTCTTTCAATATTTCGGTTGTTAGCTTGTTCTGTGCGCCATGCTTCAAAGCGCATTTCGGCAGACTTTAATTTCCATCTAAGCGCTTCAGCGTTTTCAGTCGCCACGCCAATGGCTTTGCATAACTCTTGATAAGCCTGGCTACGGTACGCCTCTCTTTCTTGCGCCCCAAGGCTTTGTTCTGACGACTCAGACATTTTAATTGCCTTAAGACTTGACTTAAACGCCTCGAGTTCAGCGAGTTCACCTTTCGCTTTGGCATACGCTGGCGCAGTTTTGAATATAAAGTCAATGGCATCATGTGGACTAAAATCTTTCATTTTAAATTCATCCATAAACCAACTTGAGCGGCTGCATATCCTACCCAAATTAAAGCGTTAGACAATGAACCTTTAAAATATTGAGTTAAACCTACAACTAAATATCCAAGCCCTGTTGCTGCGACAATGTATCTTTCCAGCATTTTTCTTCTCCCCTATTTCCTAATAACCATTGTTCATAAACATCATCAGTAATTTTTTTGTCAAAACTGTGTTTAATTAAATATTTTTTAAATTTATCTTTTCCCCATTCTTGTCGCCATTTAAGCAACTGCCTTACTGCACATTTGTGCTTGTGTTCTTCCATCTTTTTTAAACTTTTCTGAAATTATTTTAGGCACAGTTGTTTCCCAATTAATACTATGATGCAAGCGTTTATTGCTTTGGCCCATTTGTCGAATTTTTACGCTAGATGGGTTATACATAACAGAATAAAAACTTTTAACATAAGTGCCTGAGTTTAAATAAAGCTCAGTCATGCCGCCTGAGTTGCTTTGTGTTTGTTTTTGCTCAAGTCTAAGCTGCGCTATTGTAAACAATAAATGCCCTTTGTTGCCTAAATTGCAATATGTATTGACATCTTCATTGATTCTGCCCATAAAACGAAAAGGCCTGTCTGTAGAGCAAATAAATGAGTTCATACATTTGCGCGATATTTGACCTGATAAAAATGTTTTACTTAAACCGCTTCCTGCGCCACCAATAAAATCGCCACCTTGTGCCATGGAAATAGTAGTCACATTGCTACACTTGTAGAATTTGAGCAAAATACTAAAGATTTTGTCTAAGTTTTGAATGTATTTGCTAGTAACATATTTGCGATTATTGTCAAATGACCATCTAAAGTCTGTGTAATCATCATCTAACTGAATAAAGTATTTGCAATCAACTTGTTTAGCAAGTTCAAAACAAACATTTCTTGCATAAATAATGGCGCGTCTATCACCAAAATTATCGCCTTCATCAAACAACTTGACTATTTCAGCTTTAGAAAACAACAACACTTTATTGCCAAAATTTGCAATGTATTCATCTTTAGTTTTATCTTCATCATCAACAACAAAAAACACTTTGCCTGTGTAATTGCGTTCTAACAATGTTTTATATGTAAATACTTTGTTAGGTCTGCCATGAGTCAAAATAAATACGCAAAAATCATCCATTTTGTTCATCCGCATATTGATTAGATAATTCGTTATTCAAAATAACATAAGCGTTTTCTAATGCTTTATCAAAATCAACAATAACTAAAGCTGATTGCTCCATTAATTCTTGCATTTTTTTGCTTGAATGAGCGTAAAAGTCAGCAATCTTAGCAAAGTTTAAAACTGTATGCCTGTAAGCTGCGTATGTTAAAAACTTTTTTTCTTCATCGCTTATATTTGATTCGTTAATGCGTTGAATTAGTTTTAATGTTTTAGTGTGGTCAAACAATTCATGCACACTAGGTTTTTGATATTTAGGCACATACAAAGGTATATCAATTTTCTTTGTATATGTTGACTCAATTAACGCATCTTCTGTGCTATCAAAGATGTCTAAAGTTGGCTGCTTAAACATTGTTTTCCCTTTTGTTTTGCTACGCAATACTCATGTTCAATTTTTGCATACATTTAGCTTTTAAACTTGCATAAGTATCGTAGCCATTGCCCATGATACCAAGTTCTCTGGCTTTAGCTTCAATGCCTTCATTGCTAAACATCCATTCTTTTGATTCTTTTGTTTTCTTAGGCTCAATTACTAATTCATCTTCCCATCTTTCCTGATTTAGCCAAGTTGATGGATGAGGAATAAAATCTAAATCTGTTTCTTTTGTTTTCCAGTATTCGCAATGTGCGCTAATAGCTTTTGCAGCCATAAGTTGTTGTTCTGCTGATAACCTTGCCCATGCTTTTCTAGCAACTGCTTTAGCAACTTTTCGTGGATAAATAGACCAGAACTCATCAAACATTACTCCCCCTTAAAATGGTGCTGTTGAAAATTTACTGAAGTCTACAACTTTTCTTGGTTGAGAAACAAATTTAAAAGACCAGTCTTTGTAAACTTGCATTAAATATTTTAATTCTGCGCGACCTTTGATTTTACGCATTAGTTCGCCATTTTCATCGTAGATTAAGTACATTATTGCACCACCTTTGGTAATGATAAAAGAATAGGATTAACAGGCACAGTATAGCTTGGCGTATTTACAACAATAGGGTTGTTAGACAAACTTGGATTTTGTACAACAACTTGATTGTGGTAAATTGTTGCTGTTGAAGTTGTAAAGCCCATTGGATTGATGAACTGCGCTGTGTTACCTGTTATTTGCACAGTTCCTTGACTAAAACCACGACTATCAATTAATTGAATAGTTTGTGCTTTAGCTGGTACGCCATAAGCAAACATACAACCTAACAACGCGCCCAATAAACAACTACCTATAAAATCTTTCATTTTTAATTCCCCTTTTAGTTAAACAACAATGTCAGTTTCGTTTACTTTTAAATTAATTTTATTGACCTGGATCAAGTTTTTGAAAAATAATTTTTTGTTGTTTTTAAACTACTTTAGGCATAGATTGACCAAGGGTGATAGGCAACTATCAACTGACCCAATGCCTTAGAAATACTGGCACCTAGTCCTACACTAAGTTAATGTTCTCTCGATTAAAGGTCTTGTATCACCATGTCCCTAAAATCTTGTGTAGTCGCCATTTAACGCTACGAGGCTTGCAATCGGGTGCTGATTAGCCTATCTTTTCTTCCATGCTGGCGATTTAACCACTTAATAACGCTTGGAGTGCGGCAGAATAGAAAAACCCCTTAAGGTAGCTCTAAGTTGATGCCACTTAATAAAAGATTCGACAACTTTTATTAAATGCTCAAAGCTACCCTAAAGGGTCTAGTCGATTTTTGTGCTACAGGCATCACTCTGCCTTAAAAGTATAACACTAATCTAAATCGTCTTGTTCTATAAACGCGTTGCTTTTTGGCAACAACTCAGGCCATATTAAATGCCAGCTTTCAGGAAATAAATCTTGGCGCGTTACTAAACCATGGCTTTCTTTTTCTATTCGCGCTGCTAAAAACAATAATTGTTCTCTAGGTATGTTGTTTTTGCGCCATTGAGATACTGCTGCTGGCTCAACATTGCACATTTTGGCCACTTTTCCTGTGCCACCCAATAGCTGTAATAATGCGTGTTCAGTTAGTTTTAATTTCATAGTGAAGCTATCTTAACACATAAAAGTGTTTAAATACAACGCTAAAAAATATATTTGCAAAAGTTATTTAAGTTATGTTAAAGTATAGTTATAGCAATTTTGCTATGCCAAAGGGAGAAATAACATGGATGAAATGGCACAAGTAATGACAGAAATGGAAGAGCGTTTAGAAGTTGCGCTTAATAACATGGAATTTGGCACAGAACTG